ATAGCCATGATTTACTCCTTAGACGCCAGTCGTGTTGTTGTACTGGTGGATGTTGATCTTAACGATCAACTCGACGAACGCGTCGGCACCGGTAGCGGTTTCGGGAACCACGTCAACAACGCGGATAGGCAGTGTGTTAGCAGTACCAGCGGACGAGCCAAGAACCGATACGCCTGAATTGCCAGTGTCTGTATCGCCTGTGCCCTGAATAATCGACATATTAGCGCCGATAACAGCACGAGCAGCAGCAGTGACAACACTTGAGCCATCAGTTGAGACAACCTGAAAAAGTGCGGTCGGGTCATCAACAACGTAGGCAACAGCGTCAGAAGCAACAGTGCCAGCAGGCCAATATTGCGAAGGCAATGGCTGCTTAGTGATTGGGTTGGTAAAAGCGCAACCAACGAAAACACCTACGGGCGAGCCCGTTGTGGTGCCAGTGAATTTTTCAACAACGCCGGTTGCAGCAACAGAAACCAAATCACCGTTAAAAATATTAGATGCAAAGCCAGACGCAATCTTGATGTGGCGCACAGCGCCTGCGAATGTCGTTCCACCTAAACGGTTGATTGGCTTGAGGCCGTAAGCAGCGCTAACAGTAGGATAAGCCATTTGTTAACTCCAATTAAATTAAGATCCGTTGCCAAAGCTGGTCGTGGACTTACGCTCTTTAAATAAGGGCATCCGCGCATCACTTTGACGCATAAAGTTGTTATCGACACCTTCAGACTGTCTTTCGCTTTGGTTGGCGTAATATTGATTACGTTGATCGACTAATTCTTGAGGTGACTTACACAACAGGAGACCACCGACCTCGATATTGTCTTTGAATCGAGAATTGGGATCTATGAATAACTTCATCTGTGGCTGCTCTTCAATGCTTACTGCTTCCCAACCTTCCCGCGTTTTAGCAGAAATGTTTCGTGGGTCAGCGTTGTTGAGGAGAGAGACTCGAATCCAGCGATAGGCGTATCCTGCTTCACGAACAGGTTCCGGTAAAAGAGACGCGGGTGCCCATGCTTTCGGACGGACGGTTTGCTCACGATTCTGCGATTCACGGGGTATACGGTTTTCAGCCATTTTGATTCTCCAATTCAGCCATCTTTCTTGCGTAGAGCTCAAGAGGAACACCTAGTCTCTTAGCCACGTTTTGTTGCGTTACTGTTAGCCGAATCTTCTTCGGGGCGGACGTGCGCTGCGCCGGAGCAACAACGGATTTTGTGCGACGGGGCTGTTCGGGGGTAGCTTCAAACTGATCGGGAAACGCCCTTTTCATTGCATCGTCGATTTTGTAATAATACTCATCACTCTTTGTATAGGACTCACCAAACTCACGCACTAACTTATTATGCACTCCGTAGGCAAAACCTGTCATGTCTTCGTGCCCGGGCTTCTCGAACCATTGGTTCTTCTCCGCCCAACTTACAACTTTGTCGTCTAACTGCGGCGATTGTGGTTGCTGTACAGGGGTAGTATATTCCCTATTTTCCTGTTTTTGCAAGTTCGACGGTTTAAACGCGTTGACTTGCGTCATTTCGTTCTGAGCTCGGTACAGATCTTCTTGCGCGTTGATGACTTCATCCGTATCGCCAGACTCTAGTGCCGATTTAAGTTTTGTTTTTGCAGCGTTGATGTTGAGCGTGGCTAACGACTTAGATTTGTCGATATACGCCGTTTGCCCCATATTCACATACTCGTGCAGTTGACGATTCTCCTCCGCCATAATCTTGGCCACCCGCTCTAACTCAACCTTCTCTCTAGTAAGGGCTTCGGCTTTGCGGCGCTCGTCATGACGGGCATGGGTCAACTCTTTAAGGCGCTTCTGAACCTTAGCGCTATAGTCGTTTAGTTCGTCCTCAGTAGGCTCTTCGATCTCTTTATCTAGCGGCTTACGCCCGCGGTCCTGCTCAGGCGTGTCGTCTACGATCTCGATTTCGGTCTTGTCATCTGCACCTTCTAGCTCAAGCTCGATCTCTGACGGTTTTTGATCTTTCTCATCGGGAAATTGGTATTCCTGCATGGTTTACTCCTTATTTACGTTTGATGCCGCGAGGATCTTCGACAACTGCTTCGACAGAATCATCGTTAATGAGGCGGAACTCTTTACCATGAATAATCAGCCTAGAGCCCGAATTTGGACGTACTAAAACAAAATCGCCTTCCTTACACCATGGACCAGACACAAATCGTTCTTTGTCTGCGTAGCAATCGGGGCCCATTGAAACCACAAAAAGTACGGTTGTAAGCACTTCTTCGTAGTGCATGGTCTGATCTGCTTTTAAAATGCCGCTTTCGTACTCCTTTTCGACTTCAGGGATAGCGCATAACATACGATACCCGGAAGGTTTGGGGAGCTGGGATGCCTTATCCGTGTTAATTGCTCCGATAATCTGAGGATTATCTGGGTTTGTCGCAATGAGAATTTCACTCATCGTTGTTCTCCATCGTTTCTTTGAGGTCCAAAAGGTCGCGTTCTGCATGGGCTAGGCCCTCAATTACTCCACACAGACGTTGGTACTCTTCATAGCTACGGCATGTGCCGGTAGAAACAGCGTCAGCAATATCATTCATACGTGTGCGATACTTGCTGCGTAATAGCTCAATCGTGTCCATCCATTACTCTCCTTTGTTAACCTGCTGATTCAGCATCTGTTGCGTTTTAGCGACGTCAATACCCATTCGCATTCCCTCTGCTTGGTTGCGGGCCTGCATCTCTTCGGCTTTAAGCCCTGCCTTTAGCATATCTAGCTGTTGTTGTGACTCCAGCTTTGCCTTAGCCTCAGCAGTCTGTGAACCAATACGTAAACCTTCTTTCTCCATATCCGCCTGCAGTCTTTCACGCTCTAACGCCAACTTATCAGCGTCTGCCGCAACGTCAGCCATCATCTTTTTCTCTTTGATCTCGACTTCTTTCATCTTGATCTGCATTTCTTGCTGCTGCATTTGAATGATCGGGTCTTGTTGTGCTTCGGCGTTTTTCTTAGCTTGGGCTTCTGCTTGGTGTTTACCCAACAACTGACCCGCCGCTTGTGCTGATAGACGTGACAACTCAACCTCTATATCCTCTGGCAACTCGGCATCTGGAGCAGGTAGGGTTACACCTAACTGACGCTGTATTTGATCTCGATACCCGAACGCAACGTGCTCGGTGATATGTGCTTGTGCGGCTTGCATCATCACTTGAGCCTGTGGGTTCTGACCCATGACTTGCATCAACACAGGGTCCTGCATTGCCGCCATGTGGACTTGGATGTGTGCCTCGTGATCTTGGTGCATAAACGCTTTCACGGGCTTTCCGTTCAGGATGTTCATATTCTCGCTAATTGGATCTGTTGGCTTTTGATCTTCGTCTAACGGCACTAACTCGGCGGCGTCTTTAATATTAAGAACATCCAACATCTGCCGGTGGAGTTTGGGTAGGTTGTAGATCTGTGGCGCCATCTGAGCCAACTGTATCACCGCCTGATACTGCACTACCCGCTGAGCCAAGGTACTGGCGTTAGGGTCGCTCACAGGAATAATCTCTACGTAGCTGTAGTCTTCGCGTCTAGCGTGTACATAACCGTCTACGGGCTCGTAGTCATAACTCTCAGAGGCGTGCTCCCTAATCATCACCGCTAGGAGCTTAAGCTCTTGCTTCATGGCGAAGTGCATCCGTGCCTGAACAGCCGACATCACCTTCAGGTTACGCTCAATGAGCGCGAGTGTTGTACCCACGGGTGCCTGTGCCGACATATCTGACACTTTCATATCAGGGCTAGCCGCAAAGCGTCGTGCTTCTTCCGAGATGATACCTAGTAACTGTAAAAGCGCCTGTGAAGGCTCCTTGTATGGCAACGGCATGATATTGTCACGCAACGCACCAGAGGCCACATCCACGTCACGGAACTCGCCCGGAGAAATTGGTGTGTCATCTCCCTTAATACGTAGGCCCCGAGTCTTTAAACCACCGGGTAAGTTAGATAGCGTACCCGCATCAACCAACTGACGTGTAATAGCCGTTGCTGACTTGGCTGAGTTACCAATTAAGTGCACCAAACCAAATCCGTATGACCCAAAACCCGGCACGTACTGGTAATGCACGAAATACTGGTTAGGGCGCTTGTATACTATTTGCGCTGCGCGGTTGCCCTCAGTCTTTTTAGGTACTGGGTCCCAGTTACGGCGAACAGCCAGCACATCACCCGTGTCTTTCAGGATGGTTACGACATACGGCAAGGGAATACCCGTGGGCTCGCCATCGCTATCTACATCCTCAAAGCCCGGAATATCCAGCTCAACGTGCATCTCTAGAAGCAGGGGGCGGTCGTCATAGGTTGCGCTAAACCCAGTCTCACGGTCTTTGGCTTTCTGAATAGGGTCAGTCTGT